AATATATCTAATTATTATTGGTATTTTAGTGGTGTTCTTACACCTAGATTCTGTGATGATGTTATAGCTTATGCTAATAAACAAAAAGAAGTTATGGCTAGAACAGGTGGGTTTGGTGATAGAGAATTAAATAAACAAGAAGTTAAAGATTTAAAAAGAAAAAGAAACTCTGATTTAGTTTGGTTAAATGATAGTTGGATATATAAAGAATTACATCCATATGTTCATGAAGCAAATGCAAGAGCTGGTTGGAATTTCGATTGGGATAGATCTGAATCGTGTCAGTTTACAAAATACAAACACAACCAATATTATGATTGGCATTGTGATAGTTGGGATAAACCTTACAAAAGAAAAGAAGGAGATCCTGATAATGGTAAGATTCGAAAACTATCTATGACTTGTCAATTAACAGATGGTTCAGAATACACAGGTGGTGAATTAGAATTTGATTTTAGAAACTACGATCCACATATGCGAGACGAATCAAAACATAGAATACAATGTAAAGAGATATTACCTAAAGGATCTATCATTGTATTTCCTTCGTTTGTATGGCATAGAGTTAAACCAGTAACCGCTGGCACAAGATATAGTCTTGTTGTCTGGCATTTAGGAAGGCCTTTTAAATAATGTATATAAATAATTATTTTAATACAACTATCTGGTCAGAACAAAAACCAGAGTTTGTAAAATCTTTAAACAAAGCTTCTAATAAATATATTAAAGAAGCAAGAAATAGAGAAAAAGCACATATAAAAAAATGGGGTGATTTTGGAAGATCATATCA